ATAGTTTATAATATCGGAAGAACCATAAGAAGATCCCTCATTGGTTACTTGTACTGATTTAAGAGATCCTTTAAACAGAGGTTGAAGTTTTGCTTGGAAATCTTGTCCTGTAGCAGTAATAACTCCTATTTCACCATTTAGAGTTACTGTAATAGGTTCATAGTTAAACGTATGAGTTCCAGTGCCTAAACCAGCAACAGTAAGATCAATATATTGCTCTGTTTCATAATATAGGAACTTAGATGTCGTTCCAACCCCTACACTAGATAATTTAAAGTTATTAGGATCAACTTCAGTAACAACATAATTGGTATTTGAGTTAATTCCAGTAATTTGATCAACATTGTAAGAATACTGAATAATTTCACCAGATTTATATCCATGATCATTAATATTGATTTGATTAAGAGCCGTGCTAATTGCTACAGATGAAATTATAGTTCTTTTCTTGTTTTGATATCCAGAACCTGAATTATCTACTATGATATTGGAAACAATCTGCTTTTTATCAAAAGATTCAAGAGATTGAACACCAACTCCAAAACCAGATAGGATTACAGTATTCACTCCAACATTAATTGCATCAGTTTCTGACTTATAAAGTTTTACAGTAGATACACCTACGGTATGAACATAATAAATTGCATCTGTTGAAATTCCACCAACTGCTGTTTGTCCAAATGTCTTATAAATGACTTTTTCACCATTTCTAAACTTATGGAAAGTAGAAAAACCAATAGTGCTGTCAGTTATATCAACACGAGCAGAATCTGCAGTAGCGTTGAATGAAACTGCGTGTTCAACCATTTTAGTATTGACACTAGCCCTTGCTCCTTCACCATTACCACCACTTATAGTAAGAGTTGGATGAGAAACATAATCAAAACCTGAATCTTCAATATTGATTCCTATTAAAGCTCCTTCAACCGCACATATACCAGTTGCACCTGAACCCACATTATCTGAGATATGTAAAACGGGAGGATTTATAACATCATAACCGCTTCCTTCGGATGCTATATCAATGTCTTTAATAGTTCCATAATAAACTGCTTCATTAGACTTATAATTTAAAATCTCTACACCATTAACAAGGATACCAGTCCTATCTCCTGGCCCAGTAATAAAATCTCCATCTTCATTAATTGGATTTCTTATTTCTTTGAGTAAAAGTTGATGATCAACATCTTTATTATGAAAATCAACATATTCTAAAGTATTAGAAGTTACAATACCCGATACTGAAACAAATGAATTATTAGAGATGTTAGCTGGACTTGTTGCCAGTTGGAATGTGTTCTTAGTTAATCTTTTTACAAAGAAAACCCCTGCATCCATTTCTGGAAACTTACTAGTAACCTTTGTAGTATTCCCAAGAAAATCTTTAGTCTCTATATTGTAAGGATTATAGTAAACTGCATCTCCAGTATAATATCCATGATCATTGACAGTTAATATTTCAAATGTATCTCCACTATACTCACCATTTAATGTAATTTTTCTATCATAAAAATCTAGAGGAGAATTATGATAATTGGGAATAGAAGAAGATGCGACTAAAAGATCTTGATTGAATTTTACATATGTATTTTGAACATTAGCAAAGTAATTATCAATATAAGAATAATCAGTTAAAGATGTTTTTACATTTGCTCTTAAAATTTTTCTTTCAACACTATATTTGGCACTTGCAATTTCTCCTTGACCTTTGATAGAAAAACTATAGTCACTTATAACTTCATTTACAACAGAATCTTTAGTATTACCTAAAGAATCGATAACAGTAACTTGATCTCCTAATCTAAAGTTATTTTTAGCATAGGTAACTAAAGTGTAAGTAAAATCAGAAGCATCAACTAAAGTTATAGTCTCTACATCATATTTTGTAGATACGTTATAAAACCAATTTTCAGTTTTAGGACTTGAAGTTGTTATTCCTAAAGACTTTATAGAAACTTTATCGTTATTATCAAAATAATATGTATTATCTGGAATTTCTAAATCTGCTAAAACTCCAGTTACTCTCATAGAAACTCTAGTAGTAGTTCCTAGACCGACGTATCCATAGACATCAGTATTCAAGCGAATATTTTCTTTTGAATCAATAGTAGTTGTAACACCAACTGTTGTAGTGTGAGCTAAACCTACATCAAAAAATTGATTTAGGGATTTAGATCTGTAAGTTAATATTCCTGTAGCACCTGTTCCATAAATCGCATACAACTCTCCTGCATCAGGAAAACCTATGGTAGAATCTACGTCTATTACACTTGAACCTATTGATACTTCTGTTATTACTTTTGTATTAGGATGGACTATAAATTCACCATACACACTTCCTTTAAGGGGAACATCTCTAGCATAACCATAATCAAGATTTAATTTATAAAAATCAGAATTACCAATAGAAATTTTTTCTACTCCACTAACAGGAGCATAGGCTGCATCTAAACAATAATGATCTCCAAAATGTTCTGAATCTTGATATATGGTGCTGTTTAATAAATCAAGTGGATCTCCCTCTATAGATTCAACTACTAAATCTTTAGTTACTCTATAGTCAGCATCAGAAGGTCTAAAAAGAAACTCTCTTGGTTTTATTACATCTACCTTCTCGCCATATAATGCACCGAAAAGAATATTATAAGATTCATCAGTACCTTTAGTCTGATAAAAATCTTTTGATCTTGAAATGAATAATCTTTGATTGAGATCAGAATCTAACGTCCTATCTTCAAAACCTGGAGAAATTTGATTCTTGAGTTTTAATAAAAACTGGTTAAAAAGTAAAGCACTTAAGTTAGTGACTTTACTTCCTTTTGCATGAGGATTAATATCTGATTGTGAAAAAGTTAATTGATCATTTGTGCCATATGAAGTGACCCCACTAAATCCTCTTACGCATCCTGTAAATGTAGTATTAGTTTTTTCTTTATATAATATTATTTCATTGTCTATTTGTATTAAACCATCTCTATCAGGAAATTGATAGGTTCCAAAAATACTTTTATTAAGATCAAACGTAACTGTAATTGTAGTATCTTGATATCCAACTGCACTTCCTAATTCTGTTTCATCAGCATTATTAGTTAACGACTCTAATTTTAGATATTCATCTATATTCTGAATTACGTCAGCAGAAGCTCCAGGATATTCTTGTGAAGTATAATACTCTTTAAGAAATTCCCCCAATAAAGGAAAATCCTCTTGTACAAAAGAAGGGAGTTGATTCTCAACTATATTTTGAATCTGTACTCTTTGGAGATCTGTTGATATCATTTTTTGTATACTTTGATCTTAGTAAGAATATGAGGAACCACCACCACTGGATGTTGAACCACCTCCACCACTAGATGTAGTCGAAGTGGTGGTTGATGCTGTTGTAGAGGCACTGGAGGCGGTTGTAGAGGCAACTGTAGCACCATTAGCAGTGAATACAGTATCATCAGGTGTATCGCAAGTAGTAGAACCTGGAATCACTTTTTGACCTCGAACTAAACTACCATTTGCATAACTAGAAGCGGCTGAATCCATGTTGTCAGAATCAGAAATAGCATTAATAACGGTATTTTCAAGATCAATTTGTACATATAGATCATGAAGACCTAAGACATCATTAGAACAAGGAGAACCTGATATTTCTACAAGAGGGAATCCTTTGTTAACCACAGTATTAGTTATGTTAATTGGTGAAAGTTTAATTTCTCCCTTTTTATAATCAATCGTTCCAATTGATTTTTTAATAACTTTTGCCTGATTAGAAGCTTCCAATTGTATTAACATTATCTGTCCTGTTTCAGTAGAACCAGAATCAGGTTTATCTGTAAGATATACCACACCAGCAATTCCATCTACATTAAATCCAGATGACTTAATATTGAATCCATCGCAACTCTTAACAAAGATACAGTTTCCATAACAAATTTCGTATTCCGCAAAACTATTTAACGATACTCTGAGATCCCTTCTTATAACAACTGTCGTAATATTAGAAGTTATGGCATCACTGCTATTATCAATGACACATAACAACTTACTATACTTAAATCTAGCACCAAATTTATTCATTTCTGCTGATCCAGCATATTTTCTCAGATTCGCAGCAATGAGACTAACGAGATCATCAGCAGATGAGATTAAATTAGAGTTATAATATGCAGTTATGTTCAATTCAATATATAAAAACTTCAAATCAGTGATTTCTACGTCAATTCCTGAAACTGAATATTTTTTAATCTCTCTTTTTATGTTATTTTTGATCTGATTGGACAAATAAGGCCCATTTGTAGGTTTAATGCTTACAAAAACCTTTCCATACTGGGGTGGACTTAATGTTTCACCACCAAAAGCAGAAACAGAGTCAGTTTCAGTGTATAATGAAGGAATAATTGCTTCAAAATCTGCAGCAGTTACAGCTCTTTTCTGAGATGAGTAAATTCGAGTCGCATATTTCTTAATAGATTCTACAGATTCGATATTTTGACCTAAAGAACTACTATTAAGTGCAGTAACAAGAGAAACTCCACTACTAATAGTTGTATTATCTCGTGAAGATGTTAATTTTCCACTAAAATTGAAATTATTAATGCCATTTGCAAGTTCACCACCTGTTACAAGATAAGAAACTTCAATAAAACTAGGTGCATCTAACTTTTTACCGAAAATTCCATCTCCAAATATCAATTCATACCTTTCACCTTCAACTTCTTGAACAAAATAGACTGGAGATTCGCTTGTAATGTCAAATAAACTATCAGATTGTATATATTTACGAGTAACAGTGGAAGATTGAGATGGTTTGACTATGACACGAAGTGTAGATAGGTCAATTCCACTATTTTCAAGTATAAAACGTTGATCAGGATCAAAAGAATTTACTGTAAAAGTGCTTGTAAGGTAAATTCCCTCATAAATGGCAACATTATCAAAAGATGCTGTATTGTCTGAGACTGGAACTGTGATATCATCTAGGATTGCAAAGGTATAACTCTCATTTGCAAAACTATTAGAGGATGCAACCAGTCCTTTATTTAAAGTTATTGTTTGTGGTTGATCTGCATAGTCAGTAGTGTTAACAAAAAATGAAATATTAGCTTGTGCTGCTCTTTTTGAATAAGGAGTATAACCAATGTTATTTGCTAGTGATACAACATTCTCTCTTAATGTTGCACTGTCGATAAAAACCTCATTCGATACCATATTGGCATTGTATGAAGTGATGTATGTATTATATGCAAGGACATCAACTATAGTTGACAGGTTAGATCCTTCAAAATCATAATCCGTAAAATTAGAATTAGATCGAAGATAATCTTTAATTGATGTTTTAATCTGGTCAAAGTCCAGATTTGCGAAATTAACTAGGGGCATTATCTTGTTGGCTGTAATGCGAATGATAACTGTTGTGCTTGTGCATCTATTCCAACTATTTCATAAGTGATAATAACGTCGAATTCATATGAATCAGGATTGGCAGATACTTTTGTAGTGAGTAAATTAACTCTAGGTTCGTAATTTTTAATTGTATTTTCTATTTCACTCTGTATAGATGATGCTGTAAGGTCATCCATATTCTCAAATAACAATTCATTCACTCTTGAACCTACATCATTATTAAAAAATCGTTCTCCTGGTGCA